CTCAGGTCTTTGGCTAGTCAGGCGATAACTCATCCGATCGATCTTTCAGTCGGTAAAGCGTGACCTTGTTCTCGCCCTTGCCTTCGGTTCGCTTCTCGTAGGCGATTTCAGCGTGAATCACCTTCTTGACGAACTCTGGGATAAGCCGTGTCCGCTTTCCTATCTGCTCGACACTCTGCCACGGACGATAGTGCAGGCATCGGATAATCGCCATCAGTGCATTCATGTTAATCACCATTTCAGGGTCAGGTGTTCATATCTATCTTATCGCAACGAGCTCGTTGCGAACGTTTGGCGGCGGTTAGTTCCTGCTGATTACGATGGTACTGAGTCTATTGTCGTCGTCAGGGAAGTCTTTCTCGTTGCTCTTTTGCTGATCCTCGACTGGGCTTGCCAGTTCTATTTGGGCGAACATTTCACTCAGGGTTGCGAACCACAGATCATACCTTTCCTCGGACATCACTTCTCCAGTGATTCGATTTTCACATCAGTGACCAGTCGCACCAGTCGACGGCTCATGATAGCGTCGTGCTTATTTTCCACAAGCGATTTCCACATAACTTTTCCGGTTTTCTCGGACATTTCGTCGGCCGCATCCAAGATGTCATCAAGGCAGTAGTACTCCTTGATCAGCGTAGCTGCTGTCTTAGGGCCAATCTTGGGTACACCAGGGATCGAATCGGCATCGTCTCCCATTAAAGCCAGCAGGTCCCCAAGTTGCCGAGGATTGACTCCCCATTTGTCGATCACGTCCTGCGAGGTAACTTCAACCTTCTTATAGGGATCATAGAGATGGCAGATATTACAGAGCTGATGCATGTCTTTGTCTGCGGTCACGAGTATGCAGTTCCTGCCATGCTCATAGGCCATCGTGGCCATGACGTCATCGGCTTCGAAGTCGGTCGCAAACACTACGGACTCTCCGTTCTCCAAGAGTCCACTCACGATCGCTTCGTATTCACTGATCAGCTCTGGCGGCTTCGGATCACGAGTTTTGTAGCTTGGGAGTATCTCGTCCCGATGCTTGTGTCCTGATTCGATGGCGAAGTGAATCTCACTCGGCCGAAGCGTGCTCTTCAGTCGCTGGATCGTCATCGGGACCACGGCGGACGCTGCGTCCGGGTGTGGGTAGACTGTCGGCCGTAACCCGCCAGCTTTGAATGACCTGTGAATCAGGTACGACAGGTCCACGACTACGACTTTGCCACTTAGATTAGAGGCATCGCTGTTTGATAGCATTTTCAGAGTCCGTTTTTAGTGAGCCACTTGACTAGGCTGCCTCTGTCTTGTGACTTCTGGATGACATCCAGGTCGACCCCTGGATATGTCTCACTTAGGATTTCGCGAGTAGTTCCGCCGACTGTGTATATCGCGACAGGAATACCTATCTCTGTCGCCTTCTCTATCAGGTCGTAGCGATACTTGGTCCAGCTTTCTGGCATTAGCCAGTCGCAGATAACCGCCCGAGTGTCGCTAAGATCTTTATTCTTGGACCAGTCCCTGCATTGGATTCCCCTGCTATCGAGGAGCCCTTCTATCATTAACACTTGAAGGGCGTCGTCATCAAGGACGACTACTCTCTTCACGAGAGTACCTTTTCAAGAAATGCTCTCTGTTCTTCTTGTATCTTAAAGACTGCTTCAGCTCGCTTGTGGTATTCTCGGCAATCGTCAGGGGTAGTTGGCCCTTCCCTTGTCGTAGTCAGCGAAATCACCCCTAACGTCTGCTGTATCCCGAGGTTGGTTATTGATATAGCCTCAATCGCCTTGCGTGTGCTTTTTCGGTCGCTCTGGATGTCACCTCGGAGTTCCCTCCAGAGCTTCAGCTGCATGTACCCCATGCCAGACATTACCAGACCGCACAGCACCATTGTTGCGATAGCGAGATAGGTTCCATCGCCTCTGTTCGCAGCGGTATTTAGAATCTCTGTCGCGTCAGGCATCCCTGCCCCTTTTTGTTGACTTTCCCTTGCAATTAGTTACTTCGCAGGTGCCTGCCCGGACATGCGACACGAATAGGGCAGTTACTGTACAATCTTGAACATCAGGAAGTCAATCTTCGATGTTTCTGTCGACGCCTTCCGTATCCAAGATCTTGTGAATCTCATTAACTGTATCTGGTGACAGCCTGGTGAGGCTTCTGTTCCATCTACTTGATATCATCCGCCTTTCAAGGCGAGAGAGTTCTAGCTTTTCGTGTTGCTCCTGTTTGTAATCGTCCTCGGAGTGGTAAACATCAAATCCCACTCCATTAGATCTGGCGTTGCTGTCTTCGTGATGCGCACTGACTCCATTATCTTTGAAGAACTTTTGATTCTGCCACCCTTCGAGGTAGAGGTATTTCCTGCCGATCTTACAGATGGAGAGTGTCTCTGTTTTAGGAGTAAGCCCCTTACTGCTTCGGTACCGATCGTTCTGGTGCACGACAAAGACTTTGTCACCAACGAGTTTGCTCTTGAATGATCTATTGGTCATTTTCTTCCTTCTTCGATAAGTAAAAAGTCTTCGCCTGCACCCTAAGGTGTCCTGTCAGGCGAAGACTTTATGGCAACCAAGGGTTCAATCTTAAGGCACAAACTGACTTAACACGAACTCTTGGATTTCTCCGGATACTACCCCGGAGAGAGGAAGAGGCAGGAATCGAACCTGCGAATGCCGTCTTACGATAGCGGTGACGCTCCAGCTGTCATCTCTTCCTATGAGGTTCTATTCCTCTTTCCCTGCTCGTTCTTCACGACAGGCTTTCGCGATACTTGCAATGTGCCGTGGGTTGCGGTCGTCCAGCGGGACCGAGTATTCGAAGTCGTACGCTTCGAAGGATTCGTCGCCTTGCGAGACATCCTCAGTTCCGGTGCAGTTGAAGCCGCACTTCGCGAACAGGTTCATGGCAGGGATTCGATCCTGATGAACCTTTGCGAAGATCGAGTTGCACTTCATCTCCTTAAGCTTTGATCGAACATGCATTACCATTTCAGTAGCGACTCCCTGCCGCCCCTGCCCGGGAGCAGTGGAGATTCTGAAGATAGCAAGTGAGTCAGTGGTACCCACTCGTCGATCGAATCTTGTGTACCCGACCACTTCCCCCTGGTCGTTAACTGCTACAATCGGTGCAGTCAGCGGATTCTTAGTGCCGTTATTCTTGTCGGTAATCTCTTGCAGTAGTTCCGTCTCTGTGATTGCGTTCTTGTACAGCTCAGAGTCGATCGCAGATACAACAGGAATGTCTCGGGTCGCCATTTTACGAATCGTCATCGGTCACAACCTTTTCAGTCTTGGGTTCAACTTCTTTGGAAACGTGCAGTCGAATAATCTCATCCCTGACCGCCTTCATCATTCCCAGTGCCATTCCGGCACGGGCGATGTGGCTGTTTCCTTCTGGCAGGCACTCAATTGCCTGCTCAAAGCTTTCGATAGATTTCTTAGCTAGAGCCGAAGGACGCTCAGACTTCTTGACTGTCTTTACGCCTCGCAGGCGATTGACAACGTCGTCAAACCTCTTGAAGCCGTAGGAATTCAAAGCATGTCTGACTTCCTTTGCTTCGGTGATCTTACCCGCAGATTCGAACTCGTCAATGGCCAGCATCGCCTTTCTGGCTTTTTTGTAGTGAAGTTCTGAGATATTGTAGTGATTCAGGGCAATTAGCAGGGCGGAATTCTTCTTGTTCTTCTCCGGGTTGAAGTTGTCCCGTACGAATTCCTGCATCTCGTCAGCGTTTGAGGTATTGACCTGCTCGGCGTCGATCTCTTCCAGTTTGGCGATCTCTCCAAGGTCCTTGGTCTCGTATCGAGCGTTTACTTCCATACGAAACTTCTTGACCTTCTCAGTGATGGTCATGATTTCGCGAATCTTCTGCTCCAGCGTCTTGTCCCGCTGGGTTCGGTTTGCCTCAATGAGGGCCCACTCGACTTTCTCCGGAGTGTCGAGATCGTATCGAAGACGAACCGGCACTGACTCTAGTTCCAGTTCAATCGCGGCGATTGTTCGGCGGTGCCCCGATATGATGACATACTCAGGCGTTACCTGAATCTCTTCAATGATCCCGCCAGTCCTGATCGAATCCATCAGGTTCTTGTCGACTGGCTCAATTCCGTAGATCTTCTCGTTGATCGGGTGATGCTTAAGGAGTTGAGGAGTGACCCATTTGATTTGGTCTGACTTGTTTTCCGTTGCTTCAATTACAGCTGACATTTGGAATTCCCTTCCCAAGGATGTGTGTCACGTGAATTTTTCATGCTAAACACAATTGCCGTTCCAAGGGAAGTCAAGTTGACGCGAGCACAGGGTTAACGTAATCATCACCCCGTATTCCCGGGAAGGAACCGAATGATTACTTACTTTAGAAGTTGGCTGGCTGGCTTTATATCTGCAGAGGTTAAGGCGAGCCAGAACCGCTACAGCAAGAAATGCACAGAGTGTCGTTCTCTTTCTGATCGTGCCCTTAAAGCTGATCGAGAGTCTGAGAGATCAGAAGATGTGGTCAACCAGCTCAAGAGAGAGATTGCTACTCTGAAAGTCGAATGCGAGCAGTACGAACTTGTCGTTGAGGCCAAGGACAATCAAATCATGCTGACAGATCAGGTGGTTGCTCAGCAGCAATCAATGATCCATCGTGATATTGAGCTCCGGAAGCTTGAACACATAACAGCGGCTGCTCAGGTCGAGATGGCCAGAACTCACACCGGAATCAAGGAAGATTCAAATGCCGATAACGAGTCTGACGTCAATTATCGACCAGGCAGGTAGAGACCCGCTTCTCGCCAACACAATCTCAGTTGTTGGGACAGGAAACGGCGGAAATATATCTCAGGTTCCAGTTGAGCAGCAATTCCCTCAGATGGCTGTCAATAGCCAGTTCGATGGTCGAGTTGCAGCTCACTGGACCGAAGATCGCAACTCCTACGTCAAGCAGTACAAGAATTCTACCTACATGGCGATCTCTGCGATTGCTAAGATGGTGGCGATGCAGGATGTGGTCGTTCAGCGACGAACAGAAGGTAAATCAGGCGTCAAGCTTGAGAGGGTGAAATATACTCATCCGCTTCAGGAGCTATTCGAAGACATCAATCCGATCGACACTCTCTGGGATCTATGGTTTTACGCCGTAGGCTGGAGACTGACGACTGGAAACTCGATGATCTACAAGGCCAAGAATGGCTTCGGCGTTACGAAACAGCTCTGGCCGATGCCTTCTCAGTGGTGCAAGGCGATCCCTGATCCTGAGCACTTGATTGGCGGGTACGAAGTCAGTTCCGGGCCCGGCAACTTCTATGTTCACCGAGACTCGATGATCGACATCAAGAATCCAAGCCTTGATTGGCAGGGGCACGGTCGATTCTACGGCAAGCCGTCTATTAGCGCGGCGGCTGTGACTATCGAGCTTGAGAATCAGATGTACGAGCGGCTGTACTACACGTTCAAGAACTTCGCTCCCCCAGGGATGGTCTTCTCGACCGACCAGAGGCTTCAGCCGCACCAGGTTCACCAGCTGTGGGCAAATGTCGCGGCTCAGCACTCCATGAGTGAACATTCCGGACGGCCGATGATTGTACATTCTGGCCTGAAGCTGGAGTCTTCTTTCCAGAACAGCTCACAGAAGGAACTGGATTACACTGGCTCCCTGGACAAGACGCTGGAGATTACACTGGCGACACACGGTGTCCCAAAAGCAATTCTCGGGATGGTCGCCGACTCCAACAAGAGTAACATGGAAGGTGCCCTGATTCAGTTCTGCAAGATGACGATCGACCCGATCCTCAAGCAGTTTTCACAGCACTTCACGCAGAATCTGGCTAATGAGTTCGCAGATGATAAGAGTCTGGTCGTCAAGATTGGACCTTCTTCAGTGGACCGAGAAGCTCAGCTTATCGCAATTGCCGAGATGCTTGTGAAGGCTGGAGCAGCAACGCCAGATGAAATTCGATCCATGCTCATGGATTGGGATCCGATGAATTCTCCGCATGGGTCGAAAGCGGTGATGGTAAGTGGGTTCCAGTCGATTGATCAGGAGACTGGCCTTCCGGATGGGGCAGAACAATCGGAATCTGCCCCGGAACCCAAGAATACTCCTGCTTCTGAGGAAACAGTTGAAGTTGGCCGGGCAGTTCTTGGTGGTCGATCGTAGTTCGGTCTTTCTTGATGTGCCCCTTTGGTGGCGACTGAATCCTCAAGTGGTGCTGAATTGCTTCGTTTCCAATATCCGGATGCTCTCTATCAGATACGTGAGACAGTCGTGGTGGTCCGTCCGAAAGGATGAGGAAGTAGCCGGTGGATGCAGGACTTCCCGGTTGCCAGGTGCTGGCATTATCCCAGTCGAGAGAGGCCGTTCTCGCATCCCATAGCTCTTCCAGCATTCGAATGTCTTTAGTGGTGGCATGCCCTTCTCCGTGCATCGCGACTGCGACATTGACTGCCTGGGTAATAATTCGGCGAGTGACAGACATCTGATTGTGGAAGATCAGGTCGTTCACTGCCTCGGTCAGGTTTCGCCAGCCCTTCTTGGTTCCATTGCGAATCTGCTCGATAGCAATGTCCGCTTTCATGGTGGCGTTCTCGATGACCGGACTGTTGGATCGGTGGGATCCAGTAAGATCTGGCCTACCTGTCCATGCGGCGATCATTTCTGTTATTGCCTGCTGGGTTGACTTTCTGTACTTTCTGCACTGCTTGTCGAACAGTTCCCACAGTTCGCCTGATATTGTCGCACTAACTTTCTTTGTGAGTTTATCCATGGATGGTCTCTCTGCGAAGATTGATAAGCTTACGTCCTTGAAGACTGAACGATCCGTTTCTGAGCTGATCAGGATCAAGAAGTCGATCGGAGTCAAGGCCCCCACAGCCCGGGAGCTTACTCGACTGGACAAGGTAATTCAATTGGCAGCTCTGTCAACGGACGTTAATCCGACAGAAGAGCAGCGAAGAACGGGTAATTACCGCAAGGGCAAGTTCTCCATGAAGGGTATGACCTTCGTGATTGAGAACCCTCGCGGTTCGGTTCGTTCTGGCGTGGACCGAGGCGGGAGCCCTTGGTCTGTTGTCATGCCATCGCATTATGGCTACGTCCTCAAGACAAGATCGGAAGCCGATGGGGATCATCTTGATGTATCTATCGGTCCTGATCCCGGCTCTCGGAAGGTTTTTGCTGTCGATCAACAGAACCGAGACGGTGACTTCGATGAGCACAAGTTTTTCGTGGGATTCATGGACAAGAAGTTGGCTCGTCAGGCTTATGAAGACTCTTTCACGGGTCCGGCACCGTTTCAGGGCATGGTGGAACTGAGCTGGGATGAGTTCAAGGAATGGATTGAGTTCGGTGATTCGTCTGCTCCGATCGTTGACCAGATGCTGCGTCAGTTTAGTTCTCGCATTGAGCTCATGAAGACGATGGAAGAGCGGGACGGTGCGATTTACCTGTATGGAGCCTGCATGGTTCCTAATCTAATTGACCGCTCTCAGTTCCGCGATTACTACGACGAAGATGACGTACGTCAAGCAGCACGTACGTATTTAGTAAAAAGTCGAGCCGCTGGGTACAAGCACAAAGCGATCTTCGAGAATGGAGATGTGCAGCTCACACAGAGCTTCATTGCTCCGAATGATATGCAGATCGGCAAGAATAACATTCCCAAGGGCTCATGGGTGACGGAGTTTAAGCTCATTCATCCAGAGGTTATTCGCATGGCAAAGGCCGGCGAACTGGCAGCCTTCAGTATTGGTGGGCCGTCTAAGAAATGGCGACTAGAGAAGAGAGATGGAACTGCTCAGAGCAGATGGTTTGGTCCGGGGTCATAGAATGCAGCCGAATAAACAAAGCTTTGCGACTGCCTGTTCTAGGCTAGGACTAACTCGGGAAGAGTTTATCGAGCAGTCGGTCTGCTTTGCTTATGCAAACGCTCACATGTCAAACCCTGCAATTACCGAACAGATGATAAAGGAAGCGGCATCTGAGATGTACGATTCTGACCCTTTAGAGAAAAAGGGTTGACTTGCAGAAAAAGTTATTCTTACTCTCCTATCAAATGCACTCCTAAACAGGTGGAACGGCTATGTCAGAAAAGAAACTCGCAGAGATCATGTCCAAGGATAAAGATCTTGTGCGTAGAGTCTCTGATATTGAAGTGGAAGAAGTCACCCTGACAAAGAAGGGTGCTCTTGGGGATGAGGCAGACGCCGTCATTCTCTATAAGGAAGAGGACGAGAAGCAGGACGAAGTCAAGGAAGACGAAGTTGCTGATCTCGAAAAAGAAGCCGTCACGGAAGACACAACCGAAGAGGCCGCTGAAGAAGTGGTCGAATTGGAAAAAGAGGAAGTCGCAGAGGACGCCACGGATGGCAACATCGAAATGGATTTCGACTCTGCGATCTCCTTTATCCAGAAGGGCGAACTCACTGACGAGCAGAAGCAGTCGGTCCTCGACACTGCCTTAGTGATGTTCGACGCCGCTGATCTTGAGAAAGAACAGCCTGCTCCAGAAGTAAGTGCTTTCCCTGAAGAAGCTATGGACTTACTCAAGTCGATCCACGGACTGCTTGAGAAGGAGCTTCCTGAGCAGTTCAAGAACAAAAAGAAGTCTGACGAAGACTCAGAAGAAGACGATTCGGAAGACAAAGAAGACAAGAAGCCTGAGTTCCTGAAGAAAGAAGTTGACGTCCTTGGTGATGTTGACCGGCTCCTTCGAGAAGCGGACGAGGCTAAGCTAGAAAAGCAACGATCGGAGCAGGAAGCTGCGATCAATAGTAAGCTTGATGAATTGTCCAGTGTTCTGTCTGGGCTTGCTGAGAAACACACAGAAACCCAGCGCAGACTAGCCCGCGAGTGCGGCATTGATGCGTAACTTTTGTTAACCTGGAAAGGGATTTCCATGTCCGATGAACTGAAGAATGAAGTTACGGCCGATGCCAAGGATCAGGCGTCTGCTATCGTTGAAAAACTTGATGGTATGACAAGTACCATTGCCGGGCTCGCAAAGGGCCAGGAAGAGCTGGACGCGAAGATCGACGCGAACGCAAAGGTCGTTCCTGCGTGGATGCAGAGTGCTCCGGCTGTGACTGTTGGTGAGCGAGCTGGCACTAGCCGACCGTTCTCCTTCTCTCGCTTGGCTGTTGGTCTCGCTAAGCAGGCTGCGAAAGATGAAAGCTGGCGTGAAGACGCTAAGCTGGAAATGCAATTCTCGCAGGAACTCGGAAGCCAGCTCGGCTTCGGCATGGGACGTGTTGCGGTACCTATCGGTGCTGAGTACATGTCTGACGAACTCGGACTCACGAAGCTCCGCAAGGAGTGGACCGACATGGATCACGGCCTCGAAGGCTTCGATCCGGAAGAAATGCGATGGATGGCCGACAAGCTCGACCTGAACAAGAGCATGTCTTTCCGGACGCACACTTCGGGCGGAACGCTGGTTGACTTCCCTGAACAGGGCGAGTTGATTGACCTGCTCCGTGCCTCGTCGGTCTTCGGTCAGATTTCGGGCATCTCGAATGTCCAGCTTCCACAGCAGGGTGCGATTCGCTATCCGCGAGTCAGCTCTGGCGTAACGGTTGCTTCTTACGCTGAAGTTGAAACCACTTCGGAATCGACTCCAGGCACTGACGAAGTGACCCTGGAAGCTAAGAAGTACGCCGGCCTCGTCAAGATTAGCGAAGAGTTCATGAAGTTTGCGACCAGCGTTTCTGCTGACGCCTTCATTCGCTCAGAGATGACTCAGGATATCAACCTTCAAGTTGATGCTGACATCGTCAACGGTGGCGGTGGAAAAGAAATCCACGGCCTCATCAACTACTCAGGCATCACGACGCACACCGCGTCTACTGTTGCTGCGAACGGCAACACGCTTGAGCCAGCTGACATCGACATCCTGCTTGCCAAGATGGCTGATGCAAACGCACCTACGGATCGTGGAGTGTTTATCGCTCTTCGTAACCGTCTGTGGGCAAGCCTTAAGCATCGTGAAGACGACAACGGTCGTCCTAAGTTCCAAGCTTCGGCTTTGGCTTACGGTGGCGGTCGCGTCCAGAAGGCGATGAGCGGCGAGCCGGTTTACACGAGCACGAATATCCCGAACGACCGAGCCAAAGCCTCAGGTACTGACCTGACTCTGGTTCTGGCGGGTGTTTCGAGCGAACTGTACCTCGGGCGTGCTGGTGCGATGGAAATCATGATGACGAACTCTGACGGGTCTGACTTCCAGACCGGCAAGTTCACTCTTCGTGGCGTCCACTACGTCGATGCTGCTCCGAAGCACGAAGCAAGCTTTGGTCTGGTTGACCAGTTGCTGCAGTCGTAAACTGAGTAACTAAACGGGACGCCTCGACTTCCGGGGCGTCCCGACTTTTCAGAATCCCAGGGAAGGGAAGAAGCAGAATGGCAAAAGCCAAAGAGACAGAGGAAACAGTCGCTCTTGCGGTGGAAGACATTAAGCCGCTGGAGTATGTCGATCCGGACAGTTTTTACCGTATCGATTTGCAGTTCGGGCAGGAAGCTTCATGGCGAACATGGAGCGGCAAGCCTCGCAGGGTGGAGAATCAGTCGGGTGGCGGATTCAGTCATGTTCATGATCCGAAAGTGGAGCGTGGTCTTGGCCCTTTCTGTGGAGACATCGTGAACGGTCATATTTCCAGCCATAACGACTGGATTAAGCGGCATCGGGCACGCAAGGAAAAAGACTTCAGGGGTCAGCTTGATCGTCAGATCATTGTCCTGAAAGTCGAAGAAACAAATGACATTCCCAAAGAGTCACAGGCTCAAGGTGGAATGATTCCGATTGGAATGGTCCAGTCGATCGTCAAAGATCAAATGGAAGCCCTCATGGGCTCGAACTAAAGGAACAGACGCATGCCTATCATGCCGGACTTGCTGAACAAACTTACTAGCGTGCAGGGACTCGCTCCTGCAGCTCGAACTACAACTGCGACCGGAACTGGTTCCAGTTTTGCTGACCACGAAGTCGGCGTCTGGGTACAGGTCGAAGTCGGTGCCGTTACTGGTACAACTCCAACTTGCACCGTGACCATCGATCAGTCAAGCAACGACAACACTGCCGATGCTAGCGGTGCCGCAGATGCCTACGCTGCAGTTACTGGGGCATCCCTGGCTCTGACTGACGCTGATGCAAATACGTCTACAGGCTTCATGCTTTACAACTACAACGAAAAGTTTCTTCGTTCGGTTGCAACGATCGGCGGAACAAATCCGACGTTCAATGTTAGTGTGACGATGCACGCTAACAAGAAGTCTTAAGTTGGCTCTCTAATTTCAAGCCTTCCCTGGAGCGGCTGGTTTCGGTTTCGGCTGATGCCGGTCGCTTTTTGGTTTGGGGTCCTGCTATGGCACTGACTGACATTGTTGCGTTGGCGGATATTGAGACGGAGCTTGGTGGCGGGCTTTCCGCTGCTGATTCTGCTCTGCTTGATCTTATTCGTCTGCGTACCGAGGCCCTCATCAGGACTTATGTGCGGTGGAATATCACAGAAGCCACATATACGCACTTCTTGCCCTTTCGTGGGCCCATCGCTCAGAAGTTACAGCTTCCGCAGCCATACGTGACTGCAGTCGCTTCTGTGTATGAGGATCGACAGTCTCGCGGCGGTCAACAGTCAGGGGACTTCGATTCCACTGACCAGCTAGTGGTTGGGACAGACTTCTGGATCGACTACGACGCTACGGATTACTCGAGAGAGGGGATCCTGCACAGGTACGGATGGGACTGGCCATGTATTCCTCGGTCTGTGAAAGTCACGTACACGTCAGGCTTTGATGCTGCTGCCTTGGCGAACGAGTTCTTGTATGTGCAGGATGCAGTGATCAATGAGACGATCAATCGGTTTCACTTCCGGAAACAGAACCAGGGGTCCACAGGTATCGCAGGAACGGTCAAGCGAGAGAAGCTGAAAGACTACGAGATTGAGTACGACACGAGTAGCAGCGTTTCGGTCGGCAACAGTGCTTCAAAAGCGACTGGGCAATCAGGACTGTCTGACTTAGCGAAGGGTTCTCTGGATCCGATCATGTTTATGGGGAGAATGATCTAATGTCAATCTCCGCGATGTGCGACCGATTCACGGCAACACTTAAGAGGCAGGGAAACACTACATCCGCTTATGGAGATAAGGTCTTGGCCTTCTCCACAGCGAATCGAACGACTGATGGTGTTCCGACATCGGTCAGGTCTGACATGCAGACTCAGTCCAGTGAAGAGAAGGCGGAATACGCAATCAAAGAAACCGACATGTCCTGGTTCATGTATACCGCTTCTGACCCTGAGCTGGTCACAGAAGACCAAGTTGAGTGGACAGACAGTGGTAGCGTTGCCCGGGTCTGTAGAATAATTGAGCCATCTTTTGATATGGCTGGGAGAGGTACGATATGGCGGACAGTAATCGCGGAAACAAAGAACGAGCTGTAAAGGCTACCGCAGACACGATTGTTGCTGCTAGTGGGGACGATACCGTCTCTGTTGGTGCTGACATTGTTGTGGCTCCTTCTAAGATCCATCCTAAGGTTCAGGAGACCGTGGATAAGGCAATGAAGGGGGCTACAATCAAGGTGAAGTCGAAGAAGAACTACGACGCCGTTAAGGCATCCCTGAAGAAGTACAACCCGAATAACCTGAAGGTTGTTCATAAACCTGGCCTCGGCCATCACTCGATTGCAGCTCGATGAGGATAGCTTTTAACACGATTGACGACTTCATCGAGGAAGTACAGGACTCTGTGGATGAGGGTGCTACGCCTGTTGTTCGGTGCCTCACTGACGTCGATGACGCGAATGATGACGGATACCGAGTGACTTTCCTTGCTTCGTATGTCGCTGAGGATCAATTGATCTGCGACCTGGAGTTGCCTTGTGGTAAGAACCTCAATGCTCAATATCAGATGGGATCAGAGCAGGCAGAAAAGTCTCGTGACGAACTGAGAGAGAGGCTGTACAAAATGGGACTGAAGCTCAAGAAGGGGCGATACGAGGAGTAGCATGTTCAACTTTGGAACTACAGTCAAAAGCACCCTGAAGGGGTTTGTGAAGCAGGTCGATAACATTATCGCTCGTCGCTCCACGGCCACTGCAGAGAAGCTCCAAGGTAAGATTCGTGCAAAGTTCTCCCGTCCCAGCCGGCAGGGAAATGCCTCTCGTCCTGGGACGTACCCTAAGTACATCAACAAGCATGCGATGAATTCAATTCGCGTCCGCAAGGTCGTGGGTAAGAACACAATTGAGGTAGTCACTGTTGGTCCCCGGAAGCACCGTCTTGCGATGCTCTCTGAGGATGTGACTATCGCACCAAAGAGTAAAGCTTTGGCGATACCGATCTCCTGGGCTGCTAAGAAACATTCATCCAACGGCAAGGGTCCTCGCACTTTCAAGCCCAGCGGGCAGGAAATGAAGGTCATTGTCATTGGGAAAGGAGCGAAGCGGCGTGCTTTCCTGGGGATCGAGAAAGAGGGCAAGTCTAAGACTGGAGTAAAGCACTCCCTGCATTACTTGCTCAGCAGGAAACCTATTCGTCGTAAGGCTCGTCGTGGAATTCAGGACGCTTTCGATGCGGAAGCTGGCTGGATTGCTAAACAAATCACAGAACCAATTGCTGTCCCGGGAGCCGGTGGTTTCGGGGTCGGTGGATCAAGATAAGGCAGTAAAACATGAGCGTTACCGCTGCCATACTAAACCGATGGAATGACGCGAGTCTGGACACGTCTATTTGTGCCATTTTTCGTACTCATCCACGTGCAAACGCGTACGGCTCAACACCAGAAGATATTGCTGCGAAAAACCTGCCACGAGCTCAGTTCATGGTCGAGGGCGACATTCCTGTTGAGCACACGGTAGGCAAGACTCTGCGAGAACACATGGTGACTTTTGAGGTGTGGCATTCTGACCCCGCCGCTCTGGAAACTGCACTGGACTTGATAGAGTCAACATATGATAACTCAGAGCGAGCGGGAACCGATCCGCTCACTGTTTCTAACGGAAGCGTAATCAGAGTCCAGTACTCAGGAAGAGAATCTGGGCCTGTCGATGAAAATGTATTCCTTGGCTCTGTCGAGTTCGAGGTAGAGTGGCAGAAAGACAATAGTGTCCCAGCATAAAGGAATATGCAAATGGCAGCTGTTTCAGGATTAAACGGATACGTTACTTTAGGCAGTTGCACAATCCTCTGCCTTACAGACTGTGACCTGACCTACGGTTCACCGAACGAAGAGTTCTTCTGTGTGGACGGTGCCGGTGCGAGTAGCACGGTCGCTACCGCCAAGCGAGGCTCGGGTACGCTGAACCTGGTCATGGATGACGCGGCTCTGTTTACGAGCATCGCGGAATCTGGCGAACTGGTCGCATTGACCTTCTACGCAGCTACCGGCGGCGATACCGCTACTGGCAATGCTCGGATCGGTCAGATTCAAACTACCATCAATCGTGAGGGTACTGTAGAGCGAGTCTCTGTGCCATTCATGACTGACGGAGCTTGGACCGGAACTCTGACTACATAACCAGAGCGAACGCAAACCAAAGCGGAGTACGTTAAATCGTGCTCCGCTTTTTTCGTGTTGACCTGCAATCTAACTTTGTAATCATGGCTCTGGGAAGGGAGAGTCATGAGTGGATTAGCAGTTCTTTGCAACGCCGGCCCTGTGATCCAGGCTGGCGGAAGATCGTATCAATTGAGAGGTCGTACACTCAGGCATCTGGGCGAGGTTGAAGCTCAGATTATGTTCATGCGAGGAGACGTGTTCTCCTACTTGAGACAGTCTGTTGTCGGGCAAACTAAGGCTGATGCGATTGCTATTATCGAATCGACCTTACAGAAGATCAGATTCCGATGGATTGGATGCAATGGGGAAGACATTCATCGATTCTATTCGACGCTTGAGGGCAGGGTTTATTCGTTCTGGCAGTCTGTTCGACACTGTGGTCTTGACCTGGACGAGTCTCGTGAGATTTACTTGAAGGAAACCGATCGAGACGAGCAATGGGAGTCTCGGATTAAGTTCGCTATCGAGAACGCAACCGGCGAGTCAGACATGTCTCGGCTCTACAAGATATACGGGCTTGCCCGATCAGAGGTCGCCCATAAAGACAACTACCTGATCTCCAAGAAGGGTCTTTTTTCGACGCTGTTCAAGGAGCCGTTCGGATACACCCTTGAGCAGGTCGCAGATATGACACTGGGTCAAATATCGCTTGTTATCGGAGATAGCGAGAAGGCAGCCCACGACATCGATGAAGAGAAGAATCTGGCGTCGAGACCAAATAACCCTGGTGTTCGACGTATGAAAGCTACTTACACGAAACCGTATCACGAAATGGCCGTTAATCTAGTCAATGGATACTCGTTGACGAGCGGCCTCATTAGCTAAGGGAAGAACCATGGAAGATTCTGTAACCGCGAAGATCATGGATGAAGACGTCAAATTCGGATTCATCGGCCGAGGCTTTCGCCTGAAGTGTGTCGAGTTCATTCGAGAGCATCGGCACGTTGCGTTCAAGAATGCAATCTCAGACCTGCCGGTGGATCCGGTGTCGATCTCAACACAAGTGAGTTCTGCGATTGACGCCTATATGTCTGGTGTGATTGTCAGCGATGAGGACGTGAACCAGTGGCTGCTCACGCCAGAGGGCTTCTATTATGCTTTTGAGTCGTCCCTGAAGGCGGAAAACAGCGATATTGAGAAGGCAAAGGTCGAGAAACTGCACGATCGACTGGACGAAGAGAATATGGCAGTGCTGCGAGACTATTGGGGTCCCTCTCTGCAGGGCAGCCGCTACAATGACATCATCGAGGCAGTCAAGAAGAGCACGGTTGAAGACATTCACCGAGCATTGAACTCCGATAAGGAGTCGATAGACGCTTACCTTGCATGGCTTGATAGTCAGGAAGAGACTAAAGACAGCTAAAGGATTAGCTCATGCCAAGTCGCAAAGTAGCCGATGCTCACATCTTGTTCTCCGCTGAAGGCTTGAAGTCTCTTGAGGGAGAAGCTAAGGGTTCTATTGATCGAATCCTTGGTATGTTAAGTGGAGCTGAGACAAAGACTAGTCAGGGGCCTTTCTCAAAAGGCCTTCTGAGGGACATATCCTTAATGAAGGATATGAATCGGCAAGTTGCTCGGTTAATTGCGCAACAGAGAGCGTTGCATAGGTCACCTTCAGGCACTCCTGCAGCCAACAATGTCAGAAGTGCAATGATGGGCGACCGCGAGTCCCAGCTAAGCAGGACTAAGTCTTTTTCTGATTTGCAGCTTTCTCGCCGAAGTCAAGAGGCAGCTTCGGTTTCTCCAACACTACTCAAGGCTAATCGAGACGCCATGCAGTCTCGTCGATCTACAATTCTCGAGATGCAAAGCTCTCTGGCGGACTTTGGCGTAAACAGCGACCAATTATCTATCGCAAAGGGTGGCTTCAATAAATCGAGAGGAACTGCAAACTTCATTGCTGAGAACATCAAGGGTGTCGGGGTTGGCGGTACCTCTGACGGTATGCGAATGGCTGCCCAGGAGTTTCGTGACATTGTAGACAATGTTGTGATGCCAGACACTAAAGACGCATCGTCCAAGGAGTTGAATTCTTTTATTTCTAAGATCAGAGTAATGGCGGACGAGCTGGATAAAACTGCCCAGAGTGCCGAAGAATATAATGCCGCCTTGAGGATATCCCGCAAGTTGACTCCCGATGAGAAGTCAGGAATTCGTGGAAACCTCAGAGACATAGATGCCGCCAGTCAGCGAAGAGAGGCGTCTTTGGGCAGGCAGTCGAATCGCGACTTCCTCGCAGCAAACCCTTCAGAATTGATGGGTCGGCGAATTGGCGAGATCGAATCCAATGAACAACTGAGTGACATTGGCAAGTCTCAAGAGATCAGCCTTGCTGCACAGGAAATTGCCGCAGCACTTCGCAAGGCCGCTACTGGCGTGCGAGAGGCCAAGATTGACGACGCAATGCGACTGGCGGCTAAGAGGCTGTCTGCTGGTGACATAACAAAAGAGCAATTCAGATCTGACGTGGCTCGCAACCAGGCCGGCAAGCAAGGTATTTCCAACGCAGAGGACACGCTCTTTGATGCGGACTTCAGGTCAAGAAACGAAGGACTAGGGCAGGGGGAAGTTACTCAGCAGGCTGAGCTGGACGCCTTGAGGACTCGGTCGATCGAGATAGACAAACTGATCAAGAATGACAAAACCCTCTCTGCCGCAGAGAAAGAGAGACTCACGACTGAACAGAAGCTGCTTAGCAGTGCCGTGACCCTGAAGGATGCTGAGTTCAAGCTCAGCAAGGAGATGTCAAGAAAAGAAGAAAAGATCAGATCGCTGACGGCAAGCCGATCAGGGCTGTCTATCAAAGAGGCTAAAGGAATTGAGCTTACTAAGAGAGAGAGAAATGAACTCAAGTCACTAAACGCCCAGTTAGAAATAGAATTCGCATCGCTAAACAAGCTCAAGAATGCACAGAACGGAGTAAATGGCAGGCTTCATGAGGGAGCTCAGACGTCCCGTCGCTTCAACTTCATGATGCAGCAAGCCTCTTATGGAGTTCAAGACTTTGTGCAGGTTATCGGACAGACCGGCCTAAGCGGCGCTTTGCGGGCGTCAGCGAATAACATGGCCTCTCTTGCGGCAGCTACTGGAACTACAGGCGGAGCACTTATTGGCGCCCTCGGCACCATTGCTATGATAGGACTGGCAGATGCAGTCAAAAGTCTTGGCATTGAAGCTGAGACAACTGAAGAGAAAATGGAAAAGCTAGCCTCTTCAATAGACAGGATGGCAAGGGCTAGGAAGATGTCTCGAGAGGTGTCTGAGGAGATCTTGGGGGCTGGCCAATCTGACTTCCGTGCACGAATAGGCAGCATCAGAAAAAGCATCTCAAACGCTGGGGACTCAGCAGCTGAATCCACTGATGCGAGCAGAAAAGGAGAGGCTCTTGCCAGGTCTGTTTTTGAGGCATCTGAGTTTTCCCCAGAGGCAGGCTTCTGGAGGGAGCGAGGCGATGCCATGGTAGATGTGTTTGGCAAAATATGGTCTACAGCAAAGACTCAATTCACCTTCGACATCAAGCGAATTGTTAAAGAGAAGAGAGAAGAGGATTCCGGGTCCGCCAGAGAAGGTTCCGCAATGAGGGAACTGGCCAGGCAAGGAACCGGGCTCCGGGGGACTAATATCGAAGAAAGACGAGGCTCTCACAGGGAAATAGAGAGGGAATACGAGAGAATTAAGTCGATGATCGTAAATGCTGACCTTAGCACGACCGAGGGGCAGCTGAATCTTGCTGAGGCTTTAGGTACCGACGCAAAACTCGTGCAGGACGCTAGGAATGAAATCGAAAAGGCACAAAATGAACTCGACAACGAAAAAGCTAGACAGGCTAAGCTATTTAAGAATCTTCAGATCTCAATAGGCAACTACGTCAATGAGACTGTCTCATTGATGAAGTTCAAGTCTTTTGACCAGGGAGCGGCACAAGCTACGTCTTTAACTTCTGATATCTCGGCGGCAAGAGATCGAATTGACGTCGCCCAGGATCGGGTTGATAATACGATTGGCACTGAGAACGAGGCGGCACAGGCAGCACTTAGTAATGAGAAGGCAATTCTAAATGAACTCTTGAATGCATTCAAGACTATCACTCATGAAGCCTTAAAGCTTCCGTCTGGGCTTACGAAGTTCTCTACATCTCTGCAGGGAGTTAGGTCATCCCTCGCCGACAAACTTCAGATGTTGAGCAACGCAGGCGTTCTCACTCCTGAGATGCATAAGCGTCTTGTCGAGCAGTCTATTCGGTCTGCTGGGGCGTTGGCTGAAGGGCACTCTGGAAAAGCAAGCAGGGAGTTTGGCGAGAACCAGAAGCAGGCCAATGATCGTGCCCGGGCGGAGATTGCCGCATCCAGAGGAGCAGGTGGCGGACCCCTCGATGCAGTCTACGACATGGTCCTCAGTAAGATGGACGAGTTCGAATCTGAGTTCATGAAGATTAAGCCGGATCGCTCCGGAATCTCAGGTTCGTTCGCAAGCCGGATCGACACGTTCGAGCAACGGAAGGAAGACAGGGAAAAAGTTCTTGGTCCGGACGCTCAGTTCGACAAAGAGAACATGTCCGAGACGATGCGAAGAATCAGCGATTCGATCATGTCCTTCAGCGGCAAAGTGGAGCGAAAACTCGGGGAAACTCAGGAAGAGGCTAACGACCGAGAGAAGAAACGTCTTGACGACCTGATCGATCAAGTTAGGCGTTCAGCAGACCAGGATGACGATAGTCTGATTCCGTTCTTCGAGTTAACAAAGAGAAAGATTGGCGACGCAGACAAGAGAGACCTGCAAGCTGACACTAGTACTGTGGGGATCGAGTCTCTACACAGTACAATCCAGAACTCCTTGAAGGGCGACGACAAAGAGTTTGACCTGCAGAAAGAGCAGAGAGACTTGCTTCAGCAGATCAATGACGGGATCCAGGCATTTGCTGGTTTGGATGGTGCTGCTGATTCTAACATGATCGCTAGCAACACTGCCATCGACGAAGCCGCAATTGCGGATGTGATAGACATTAACACGGTTGGCACTCATGCAGAACAACAGGCTGCAGTCGATTTCTTTAATTCAAGCGGTAGCGAAGAAGCGACCAGTGATGCATTGCAAGTTTTGGAGTCGCTTACCAGCAATGTGAATACCAATTCGGATGTTCAAGCTGAGAAAGCTAACGCCGAGTCTGTGAAGTACCAGCAGGCTTCGTCTGAGACTCTTTCTGAAATGCTCACATTCTTCAAGCGACGAGCGAACTCTGGCGGGCTCGTAATTTCATAACCAAGGACGGTTGATATGGCAGTTGCAGTAAATGTCCAGGCGGGCTCGCCGAACGGAAACATCAACGCTGAGCAGGGCACAATTACGGTGTCGGGGACCATTCCGTGGGCGAATCTTGGCTCCAAGTTGGATGAATTGTTCCCTTCCAGTACTGCAGCCGGCGTTGGTGCCAATCCAGTGGATCCTCTGTTTGGGATCTATCGTTGTCAGTCCTGTGAGTTTCGCCCTGTGGGTGATGAGCAGGCTCTTGTAAACCAGGCTGGTACTCCAGTTGCATCAGCTTTCGACTCAGACTTCAAGATTCCGAAATATGAGCTCGCTTGGCTCACGATTACTTACAGCTCCCTGCAAGTTGAGTTTCCGAACGAGTCCAGCGACAGCCCTGACACCCCAGACGGCTCAACAGAAGTTTCTGGGATCACGCATCAGCTCTCGTCCGGCGGCGAGGTAATTACTCTCGCGAACGACTCCCTGTGGTGGTCCGACAACACGTCCGCCAAAGGCACGAATGTCACTGCCAGCAAGGTCGTCACAACGATTGAACACAACGTGACTTGGCGACGGGTCCTTAATCCGCCATGGTCTGACATGCGAGAGTTGGTCGGGAAAGTGAACGATGACGACCTTGGGCCCTTCCAAACTGGCACAATGTTCGAAGAGACGTTACTATACCTTGGATTCACGGCAGTGCCTGATATCATGAGTGACGGGACGCGGGTATGGGAGATCGGATACCGCTTCTCGGAACGAAGAGTGGACGAGCTTTGCAAAGACTCTCTCGGCGGAAGCATTATTGCTGATGGGGTAGACGGGCACGCTACGGAGTTCGGTGGATGGAACCATTTCTACAAGCAGGAAGAATCAGAAGACAAGGACGGAGTTAACACAAAGACCAGTGGATTCCGCAGACTGCATTCATCTGACCCAAATGGCGGAACTGGAACTGGTGCTGACCCTCTTGTCTATGACGCAGAAACCGCAATCTTTAGGAAGGCTGATCTAACAGCCCTGTTCGTGCAATAATGGCAAATAAACCTGAGAACATATTCCCGCAATTCAACGCTGGCGATCCGGCCAAGAAGGCGTTGGATCACAAGTTCCTGAACAATGTCACGGACTCGATCTCGCAGATAGCACAGAAGACGATCGGGCAGCCGGGGATCAACAATGGGGCGGGGAATTTCAATCCTCGCCAGTTGCCGGGGCCCGACATGCGACTCGTCAAGGTCTTGGATATCGGGACGCCTGGCTCTGGCACGTTCGGGGCTGCTGGTAAGGTTAATGTGGTTAAGGCTGAACTGATCGACGCAGTGTTTAATGAGGCCGTGGGATCACAGGACCTGGCAGAGGTCGACGCTGCTGATCGAATCCTTTACGCAGCTGCATCACCTGCTGTTTCGGTTGCAGTCGACGACTTCATCTGGGTGACTAAGTGGTCAGGGCAGTGGTGGGTCACCAACATGGGCGGGTCAGCTACCCTGAAGCACGGCATTGTTACGGCAATCTGTGATCAGGACTGCTCAACATACACTGTTGAGATCGTGAATCGCAGCTTTGAGGATGACTGCTCAACTGGAACGGGAACAGCTTAGCATGCCGATTAATACAGATTCGACAGGGCAGGAAGGATCAACTTCCCTTGAAGGGTACATCATCCCTGTCGACCCCACGGATCCAGCGGAGTGCTTCAGTAGGACAAATGCCTACTACATAAACTCTGAGCTGTTGATGGCTACCATTGACGGCAAGCTGTATCCGCTTCACATGTGCGGCGACACGAACACCGGCATGAACTGGGATGGCTGCAGTCACGGAGTCGTGGACGACAGCCAGGTATCCTGTCCATGGACTCGCACAGGCG